CTGATATCTTCGTGCGTATGATTATGATGTGTTCTTCCATCGTGGTCATGCGCTGTTCCAGTTTGTCTAGTTTGTCTTCCAATGCCTTGTATCTTTCGGCGCATAAATCCACGTGCGCTTCAAGGCTGGCTCTTTCGCTTGCTGCCATCTTAGTCTTTCATTTAAAATAGAGGGTTTTGTAGTAGTGCCTAGATAGTGTGCCATGAGCAAAATGCCTTAAAAGTGCCTGTGTTTAGACAGTATTTAAGTTGATTCTGCCTTTTATAAAATATATGTTTTTTATTGAACCGTAAGGATAAAAAATTGGTAACATGAATCTTGCTGTTTCTTCAAGTCCACAAATAATTGGCACTTGTGCAAAAACATCATCTAGAGCGCCAACGGAATCTCCGTCTTTAAGAAACACATCTTCATACTCTACACCAAAACTAAAAACCCAACAACGTTGCTTACCATAGTATATTTCTGGAAAATGCGAAGTTTGGTCAACTTCAATATTTTCAACCACATAAGGTCCATCAATCAGTTGTGGCTGTGCCTTGATGCCGATACATTGTATCACAGTCTCCCAATTACGTTGTTGATTGCGTTTTAGCTCGTTATCTGCTGAGTGTCTTATAACACCTGTAGCAGTTATATCAACCAATGTTACGCCGGTATAAAAATACATGTAGATATTTATAAAACAAAAAAAAGGCAGAACTAGTCTGCCTTAGTTTTTTTTATGCTTGAAATTAAGCAACTACAAAACTTGTTCCATTGGTTACAGTCGCACTACCTAGATTGACTGAACCCTTACGTGTGCCAATTGCCTGAATTGCAGTTTGCAATACGCTTGCGTCTGGTGCGTTAACACCATCACAGCATAAGCTGATTGCACCTGAAGTGGGGTGTGCATAGTAAGCCAATACTGGCGGGAACACTTGAATGATTGCTTCAAATGCTTCGTTGGCTGCATCATCTTCTGCAGACAAGTTGACACCTGCAGCAACGATGTAAAACACAACACTCTGACCTACTTCGGTGTATTGGATACCATTCAATACACCTGTTAAACCTGCATAGTTGTAGCCTGCGCTACGATCAATTCCGATTGGCATTATTTTCTCCTAAAATTTTGCTTTCGCTGTAGATATTTATGGCGGTCATAAAAAAAGCAGCCTCGGCTGCTTTCTCTATTGATTGTTAAACTTAATTAAGCAATCTTGATACCGCTTGAGGTTGTGACTGCTGCTAGTGCAGGGAATACGTTACCGTATGCACCAATATTAGCACCAGGTGTACCATCGTGGCTTAGTGTGCGGATAACAGTCTGTAGATCAGCTGCGCTCCAACCACTACGCTCGGTAATAACACTCAATTGTGCTGTTGCACCATTTGGGTCTACTTGATATGCTAGAATTGTAGCATTTGCACTAATGGTCTTTAGTAGTGTATGAACAGCGCCATCTTTTTCTGCTGTGCTTGGGCCTTTTAATTCGTTAGCTAGGTTAGCTGTAATACCTAGGGTGGTGATCTTGTAAGCCTGAATTGGGCTGTTGATACCGGTGTTGATAATAACTGCATTTGCGTTTTTGCTTGTGCCTTCGCCTACGTTGGTAACGATTTGACTATCGCCGCTTACTCTTACGACTCCAATTGTCATTTTTGTTTCTCCTTAATATTTGCGTGATTAGCGCATGCAAATATTTATGCAGGTTTAGAAAAAACTACAGTCTACCCTGTACATTTGCAGTGGAAAATACTCCACGATTTACCAATTTTATAAATCCACTGGGTGTATTGACAACAAAGCCTTCGCCCTTGGGTACATCCCCTACATACTGTTCAACACCACTCACTTGCGGCTCTAATTGTTGTAATATGGCCAGTTTAAGATTGTATATGGCCACATAAGCAGCGTCCATGGCTTCCATAATGGGTCTATTTTCTTCTGCTGCTACAAGTTTAAATTGCGGTGCTGTAAGATTACCTTGCAGCCACGTTGCGTCTACTGCTTGTCCTGTGTATTTTCTATTATAGTAGGTTTGAAGTTTTGCCACTGTGGATTGTGTAAGACTGCCTAAAAAAGCATCGCCATTTACGCTTGCAAATGCTTGCACAGCAGCTCTAGCTGCTCGTGTTTGCTGTACTGGTTCGCGTAATTTAAACTTGGTGCCCATGTTCCCGGTTAAAACGGTAATGTTTTGGTTGGTACCGCTCAACCCGCCTAGTCCTTGTAAAGATGTTTTGTTTTGTATTTCTGTACCCTTGCTAGTTTTCTCAACGTCGGTTCCATAGGTATGAACTGCTAAACCAAACGGTCTTCCTTTGATTTCCTTGCCAACCGGGCTGCCTGCTTTTACTTTATATGTTACGCCATAAGGGTTAGCCTGAAAGACAAAATATCCCTGTTGTTCACCTACAGGTTCAGTCCACATAACATCACCCTGCACAAATCCTTGAAAACCTGCAGGTACAATTGATGCCACAGCATCAAACATAGCAGCTAATTTTTGTCCTACATCAACATTTTTTTGATTTTGAACAAAAAAGTCTAATAGTTCTTTGGCACTGGTAACTTGACCACCAGGTAATCCAATGTACTCTTTGTAGTTCATGGTAAACAAACCGTCGGCTGGTCTACGGCCAAATATGATAGCTGGACTGCCATCCCATTTGATGCTGACCAAGTTAGGATTTGATACTGCCGACAGCATGCCATCAATGGCATCTGTGGCTGCTTGACTACCGTTGAGAATAAAATCCTCTGGATGTGGAGTGCGTATGCCTTCGGTCAGCGTGGTTATAAATTCCAGTAGCATTATGCGAACTTGTCTGAGTATGTTCTAAACCAAGCAGCGGTGCCAGGTATGGGTGCTGCTTCGGGCAGTTGTATGTCACTCTTGGCCAGTGTTTCTCTGGCAGCAGCAATCAGCTGATCGTAGTTGGGTCGTTTACCGACTGCATCTAAAATATCATCTGCTGTGTTTAGTTTGGCCACCGGAATGCCAGTTAGGTCACTTAATTTTTTTGCAGTCTTGCCATCTTCAATGGTGGTATTGGTAACACGATCTACTAGCCCGTGTTTGTAGCTCCATTTTAGTCCTGGATGTAATGCTGCCACAATACTGGCAAGAATCACATGGCGACTCATGCCAGTCAGTTTGCTAGATTCTGGTGCTCCCATCATACTAAAAGCCTGCCAACCTGTATCACCAAACATCAAATCTGCTTGAACAAAACCGTTTTTGGGATCACCAGCTATAGGAGTTTTGATGTGTACACTGTCTCCGCTTTTTTTAATATCTTTGGCATCAACACCTGCAGCCAATAAAACTTTAATCAAATCTTCTTTGTTAGTTTTTGTTTCGTCTACTGCGAGATCCAAATCACCCGATGAACTTTTACGTCCTGTTGTGCCCAACCAAGTTTCCATAGGAAATTTTAGTCCAGTTGCAGACTCTATCCATTGGATAGTGGCAGGCACATCGTCGCGTTGGATACGTTGAGTAAGCGATTCACCAGCAGGTGATTTGAAAATGTTTCCGCCTTCGTTTAATTGTTTCATGATGATGTGGTGGTTCTAGAAGTTGGTGCAGACTTTTTGTTACTTGTTGGCGTAGAAACTCTTATTCCAAGTTGAGCTTTTATTGCGTCAGGCAGCGCCATTTTATCAGCATCGGACATTTGGCCAACGATTTTTGATTTTTCTGAGTACAAGTCATAAGGAGTCAACCATGTCATATAACCAAATTGATCAGGAAATAATGGTTTTCCAGTTTTTGGATCAACATATTCTGGGTTATGCCCATATTTTTTATAAGTTGTTCTAGCTAGTTCAACTGGATCTACATCTCCTGCGTTTTTGTAAGGAGTATCTATAACTTTTTGCAATGCCGAAGGCAATAAGCCTTTGGCTAAACTGGATACAAAACCCTCATTCACTATTTCGTTAATCTTCACGTCTAAATCTCCTAACTCCTCGGGCAAATTTTGCAGGATCCTGCACCCTGATACTGTTGAGCAGTCTACGCTCAAGTTCAGCAGCTTGTTTACTATCGTAGTTTTCTTTGATATAATTGATCAAATTTATTGCACCTTGAATCACATGTCCTGCACGACTTTCCACAAGATTTTCCCTGTCTCGGCTGACAGGCATATGGGCTAGTTCGTCAAGAATACTACGAGTGCGTTTTTGCAAAATCTACTCCGTTATTAGATATTTATCATTAAATTCCGCAATTATCATCGCAAATAACTAGCCTGCCTTGATCGTAAGTTTTTTTGTTCCAAACTTGCTCAAAATTGTCAAACCAATTAATACATTCTTCAATGCTGTAAACAAGTGCATTATTTTTACTAATAAAAGATTTTATTTGTGCATTTGCTGCTTGATGATATTGTCCATGCCCATAAGTTTTTGGATAAAATCCTGTATAGCAACAAGGATATACTTCCCCTGTAGCACTTATATAAATTTGTTGCTTTGTTTTAGTTTCACATCTGATTTGTGTTTTTTCTTTGCGTCCAGTTAAAATGTCTTCTAATAATATCAAATCTGTGCGTTTTTTGTAGAATAAAACTTGAAAGTCTGTTTCCTGATCGTAATTACCTAGGACATGTGATAGATTGCCATTCTTGTCATATACAGGAGCATCAGTTCTAGTACTTTCAATAATCTCAAAGTCTTTGAACCCAAGTTCTTGACTCAATTTTTTACATTCTTCAATCTGATGAAAATTATGTTTAAATTTTATAAATTTCCAAATTGCATGCCCTCCAGATTCGATAAAAATTTTAGCATTTTTTAGAATTGTTTTCCATACGGTGTTTTGTCTATATAAATGATGTGTATCTTCTAGCCCATCTAAACAAAATAAAATTTTAGCGTTTGTTTTTCCAAGAGATTGCCAAAATTTTTTTCCCCTTGCTGATCCATTTGTGCTTATAGTAATTTCTAAAAGGGGATTTTGGCTAAAGAAATATTCAATTATATTATGACCTTCTGGATTCATAACAATATCGCCAAAATTGCCATTGACATAAATTGTTTGCAGTTGCTTTAAAAAAGCAGGTTGAAAAATTTTTTTACTTTGTGCCAAGGTCATATTGGTTTCTGGATATCCAGAATTGTAAGGGTATCCCCAAAAGTTTCTAGGGCACCAAGGACAACTGGCATTACACAAACTAGAAATTTCTAAATGAACGCTACGTATGTCTTCGTACTTAATCATTCAGTTTTAGTTTTTAAACTTGCAAGCATCTGTTTTAACTTTGTGCTGTCCACATTGGCCTGTACTGATTTCTCAAGTTCAAATCCGGGCTTGGGTTTGGCTGTAATCATGGGACTACTAGTTGTTGCAGTAGTCTTAATCTGATCCATGATCTGACTGCTGGTACGGAATCCCGGTCCTCCGTTTTCACTTTGTGCATCTTCTCCTGGATCTGTAATACGCAGGCTTTCAATATTGAACTCAAGATCAACTTTTTGCCCTACACCACTCGAACTACGAGTTTTCATCAACTGTATCTGATATCTACCACGCTCACGCATGGCTCTGCTTGTAAAGATACCAAACACATTATCTGCTGTGTTAATCTTACTAATACCACCCGAGATATGACTGTGGTCGAATTCAATTTCTTCAACTGCCGATCTATTCAACTGCGATGCTGTAATCATTAGTATGTTGAATTCTCGAGCTAGGTTACGTAGTTCTTCTGAAACATACTTGTCTTTCACAAACAAGTCACTGGGACTGACTTTGGCACTGACCGGCATAACAAGATCAAGATAATCTACCATGATAAAGTCGGTCTTTTGCCCTGTCTGTATTTCTAGTTCTTTGAGATAGGCACGAATATGATTCACATTGCTCTGTGCTGGCATGTACTTGATACGCAACTTACCAGACTTTTTACCAACCATGCGAATCTTCATTTCCAGTGTGTCCAAGTCTCGAAAGATTTCTTTTGTGCTGCAATTGGCCACCATGGCATCCATACGCATGGCACA